CCGCCTTTACCTCTCCATCAGCAACACACTTCGCTGATATTGTATTAACTACTTGACTGTTCACTATCACATGATATTTACGCATATTAACCTCTATGTTTGTCGTTCTGCGATTGGTGACCATTCTACACGATTGACATCCTCTGTCTGTGATATCTGTCACATATCGTATCATCGGCCTAAATATCATGTTGTATGCCTCTCACAGCCTATCTACTGGATTATCTCCCTCTACCTAGTAGGGTAGTGAGGGTCTAGATTATCGCCGCTTAGAAGGGCTTAGGTTGCGTCATGACATGATGGAATAAATCCTAGCGTGCCAGTACTGTAAATGAGCGAAGCGAGCTACGCAGTTGAGAATCATTATCATTATCTAGATGAGAATCGTTCTCATTTGTGGTTAGGGGTAGGGGAGGGGGTTGGGGATGCGTGTGGTAGGGGACCGACGCCTCAGAAATTTCTCTACAAGATTGGATAATATGTCAGGGAGGGAGAATGTCAATAGAATCAATGACTTAGGGTATATATGATAGGGAGTAGATAGGGAGGATATATATGAGGATATGAATCACTATAATGTATAGTATATATGGTAGATAGTATATGTATATCTATATCTTATCTTACCTCAGAGCACGTCGCACTGTCTCTACTGCCCCCTGCCCCATATAAGATATAGTCTACAGTATTTCACCCCCAAATGAAAATAAATTGAAAAAAAGTTAAAAATAATTTGTGAACTAGGTCAAATACTGTAGACTATATCTTATATAGGGGAAAGAAAAATATCAGCGAGAACAATCACATGACAGACACAGAATCTACTAATTGGGGAGCCTACCCCTCTGCATCCGATCCAATTCTATTCGATAGCCGAGGAGCACGTCGCACTGCCTCCCTCTTCCACGAAACTACCAAGGATCAGCAGAAGGCCCCCCTCTTCACACTCCGGGACTACCACAAACCCGGCCTCCCCTCTGCCTACCTGCTCTACATGGAATCCGAGACGGAGTATGATGCAGCGATGAAGCTCGTGGGCAGCATGGGCCATTGGCGGCAGCTCATGGCCAAACCGTGGTTCATGCACGGGGACCCCGAGAGGGGGTTCTTCGGACTAGACCAATGGCGGAAGGACATGGCCATGCGGGACGCCAATCAGGCGATGCTAGTGCTGAGGGGCAGGGTCACGGACGGAGATGCTAAGGCAGCCCAGTTCCTGATCAACTATGCTACCAAGGGAGCGATAGCTGGGGGCAAGGACCAGCCAGCTAAGAAGCCCAAGCTCAAGGCAGCAACGAAAGACAACAAGATCGCTGACCTCACAGAATTGAAGAAGAAACTATCCGCCGTACCATCAGGAGAGGCACAATGACCACAGGCTACGTACCGTCCCAATTCACCGGGCAACCAACAACCACTCAGCTAAACGCCGAGTTAAATACCATACAGGCAGCACTGGACGCCTGCTTCCAGCGGCTAGATGCCACACAGGAGGGAGTACCTCAGGTCAACCAGATGGAGCTGGACCTCGACATGAATGGGAACACCATCATGAATGCAGGACAGGGACTAGGGCCAGATAGCCTAGTGACACTGCAACAGGTACAGGACCTGATCAACCAGATTCAGATATCAGCTAGCGGAGTATCTGCCGCAGAACTAGCAGCATTGCAGGCTGAGGTAGACGCACTAGCCGCCCTCGTAGGGCCGGGTCTTGGTGGTACGATCACTGCATCCCTCACAACCATAGGCAACAGTCTAGGTAACATCAGTGGTATCGTAGCACAACAGGGTGTAGACATCACCAACCTAGATAACAGGGTGGGTGCCCTAGAGGCAGCAGGCGGCGCCTCACCAGACCTCACACTGATCAACAACCAACTAGCATCACTGCTGACTCAGGTCCAGTCCAATGACATGGATATCAATACGATCAACAATCAATCTGCATCCCTACTCACACAGATACAGAGTAATGATCAGGAGATCGCAGCATTACAGGCAGCCACCACCGTAGCAGGTAATGACCTCGAAGCTGTAGAGAGTCTGGCACAGTTCTTCAGTAAGGACTTCAGCTTCTACGGATCGGGAGTACTACCAGATAACACGGTAGTAGCAGGCTTCCCACCCACGGTTCTAGGCCACCTATCAGCCATCAGGATGAATGCAGTGACCGCTCCTGCCGGTGGAGCAGCAGTAATAGAAATCCTACGTGATGGCGTAGTAGTGAGCACCGTAACTCTGGCAGCAGGTACGACTAGTGAGTTCGCAGTAATAGCAGCACCTGAGTTATTCTCAGCGGCTAACCTACTACAGGTACGGACTGCCACTGTCAATGGAGCAGAAGACATCAGCATATCCTTGCTGTTCAACAAGATAGATGAATAATAATGGTAACTGATTTCACTGCTACGATCCAGATAGTAGCTGGTGCTGCTGCTAATAGAGGAGCTTTAATAACAAACGAAGTGGGTGATCTCTCACCAGTCCCTGCAAATGCCACCGTATTGGTGGACGTCCAAACACCTAGGCCGTCAACAGGATCAGTAAATACTTGGGATGTGTTCCGTACATCAGCCACAGCAGGAGGTTCTCCAAGGGACATCATGAATGCTGATGGCACCCCATTACTATGGGAGCAGCTACAGGACCCGGTGACAGGGTTTATATTCCAAAACAATGCAGCATCATCAGCTTTTACTCTGGTAGAGATTATCGGTCAGGTAACCCCATCGGTGAACGACCACCTGATAACCTTCCTAAACCCGGAGGGTGCCACCAGTACGGCGGACCTAATAGCCAACACCACCGGGATCATTGGGCCTAACACCACGCTGGAAACAATTACTCCACCGGGGCTACCGACTGAGAACTACATACGGAACTTAGAAGGGCAATCAGGGTTAGCCACACCTATCATCAACCCGGTATTCTCTGCACCGGCTGCTGGCACACAGAATGAGATAGAAGCTCATGTCACGATGTACATACCTGATGCATCTGATTTCGCAGGGCCTCAGACACCGATCAACAACATCATAGAGTTGGATGGATTCAACAATGATGTGATCTTCGAGCTAGAAGCTATCCTAGATAACAGGCTAGTACTACGGTGGGGACAGGGTGGCAATCAGGCATTAAACATACTAGATGGATTATTCGCAGGAAGTATAAACCACATAGTCCTCAGGGCGAGAGGACAGTCAGCTACCAACCAGTCTGACGGAGACATCGAGGTATGGGTCAATGACGTTAGGGTGGGAGTGGTTAATGATAACCAGTTCAGAACATTCAGCGGTGGATTACTACAGGGCGCCAATGTGCGTCAGTCTGTGGGTGGTCCGGGGGAAGAAGTGTTCATGAATAACATCTTCACATTGAATGAGTGGACCACACCAGATAATGTAGCACCACCGTACTTCAGAGTACAGTCACTATCCCCCACCACGGTGGAACTGGTAGAGGATGTACGACCAGAGCTTGGTGTAATAGTTGAGCCAGAGTTCACCGGGTTCGGGTTCTTATCCAGCCCAGTGATTGGGTAATTAACAGGAGACAGCATGACCAACACAACTGAGTTAGCAGAACTTCTCAATGAAGACTGCTGGGCCTTTGCCCGGTACATGCTGCCCGACTTCATGTTCGGAGACATACACAAGAGTGTGTTCCAGAGCATGAGCAAGGGTGACAGGCATCAGGAGAACCCAAACTTCCTAGTGCTGATCCCACGAGATCACCTCAAGTCTGTGATGCTCGCCACCTATTCTGCGTGGCGCATCGCACGGAACCCAGCCTACACCATCCTCTACATAACGGCGGATGAGGATTTGGGCAGACTACAGATGTCATTCATGCAGAACATATTTGAAAGCTCTCAGTTCAGGGAAGTATACCCACAGCACTTCTACAAGGAGGCAGGGCGGAGAGATAAGTGGACAGGTCTAGCACTCAATGTCGACCACCCACGAAGGAAGGAACTTAATATACGTGACGAGTCTATAGCAGTTAAGACTATTAAGGCAGGGAAGACCGGAAGGCATCCTGACGAAATCATGTATGACGATTTGGTTGTACCCGAGAATGCATACACAGCGATAGGGCGGAGAGAAGTTAGAGCTGGGGCGGCGCAAGCAGTATCCCTTGCCAAGACTAATTCCCTCATGACAGCAGTCGGGACAACCTACCACCCACAGGATCAGTACGCAGTGTGGGGTGAGGCAGAGTACGACAAGTACGATATGGAAGGAGAGTGGCTAGGTAAGGTCCCCCTCTGGAACATCGTCACCCATAAGGTCGAGACTCAGGGTGCGGGTAAGGGGGAGTACCTCTGGCCACGTACATACAGCCCACGACTGAAGGACTGGTTCGGATGGGACATAGCGTCCCTATCCAAGAAGAAGGCAGAGTACATCAGTAACGGTGAGCAGGCAGCATTCTATGCGCAATACTATATGGAGCCTAATGATCCTAGTAGCTACAGAGTTGCCAGTGACAAGTTTCAATACTACAACCCGAGTAAACTCTTATACGAGAAGAGTAATAACACATGGAAGTACAACGGTAAGGTCCTCAGCATCATATGCTGCCTCGATGTCGCTGTCACAGACGCTGCATCCAAGAACGCGCGTAAGGCTGATTACACGGCTCTCGCAATTGTTGGAGTCGACCATGAAGGATACTACTACGTACTTGACCTTCAACAGTTCCAGACTGATAAGAGACAAGTGTACTACGACGAAATCATATCACTATACCGTAAGTGGAAGTTCAGACGAGTCTACATAGAATTAGAGAACGCAGGTAAGCTACTCAGTGAAAGCCTGAAGGACATGGTTAGACAAGATGGTTACAACATTAGGATCGAAGGTAAGCCAGCTCCTCGCGGCATTTCTAAACACGAACGGCATGCTTCTATTACGATTCCCAAATATGAGCAAGGCACAATTTACCACCGCCAAGGCGGCTGGACGCCGGAGCTTGAAGAACAGATCATGAAAGAGAGACCAGCACACGACGACTTGCTCGATGTGATCACGATGGCTCTCGATGAATTGAAGATACCAGCGGATAAGAGTAAGTGGATAGGGGACACCGAGACGGTAGTCCAGATGTCAGCACACGCTAAGTTCGGTGGGAGGAGACGTTAATGGATAACATGGGTACTATCACCATAGAGGAACTTGAGGTCCTACGGGATCACAAGGACGATCTAGCGGAGCGTATCTGTAGTATGTGGCAGAACCAGAAATGGTCAGGCCGGTATGTGCAGCATAACTATGATGTGGGTGAGGTGAAGCGGTTCCTCAATGCCACCAGCACACAGGACACCAGTAACAGCGTGACTCCGCAGAGTCATAACACTCACCGCCCTAAGCTGTCACAGATAGCTGACACACTAGAGGCCCACTACATGAGTGCCCTCATACCTAACGATGGTTGGGTTCAGTTCACTCCAGAGGACAACGATGCGAGTAAGGCAACTGTCCGTAATCGTATGGAGCAATACATACGGAACAGACACAGGCTGTATGGCCACCGCACTGTACTCACTAAAATCCTACGGGATTGGATTGAAGACATGGCATTCGCTGAAGTGGTTTGGGTAAGTGAGACCTCTAGGACAGGCGATGGTGGTATTTCAGAGAAAGCATATATCGGTCCGAAGGTCCGACGTATTGATCCTGACCGTATAGCATTCGATCCCAGTGCTCGTAGCTTCCACGATAGTTGGAAGATCGTACAGACGGTCAAGAGCTACGGTGACATTGCACTGGAGATAGAGGACGAGACCCTCCCTGAAGATTACCGCAAGGTTCTACAAGAAGCCATGAAGTTCCGACACTATGCCAGAGGTTATGGTGAAGTGTTTGGGGAAGAGTGGGGGAATGAGGAGTACGACGGGTGGGGGACTAACGATCACTACTACAGACGAACGGAGTCTGTGGAACTGATGACCTTCTATGGGTCTATCTATGATGTAGATAAGATGGAACTCATGCGTAACCGTGAGATCACTGTGGTAGATCGGCGGTACATACTACTCAACGAAGAGATTGATACGTGGGATGGTAAGCCATACATCTATGCCAGCTCATGGAGAGACAGACCTAACAGCCTAATAGGTATGGGTCCGTTGGTCAACCTAACCGGAATGCAGTACAGCATCAACCACCTACAGAACAGTAAGGCAGATATCCTCGATGATGTCGTTAGACCTGACCGTGTGCTGGCAGCGATTGATGATGTAGAGACACAGCCAGATGGTAGCCAACACTTCTACTCACACGAGACAGGGGCAGTGGTTAGGAACGTAGGCCCTGATGTCAGCATACTGAATGCTGAGTTCCACATAGAAGTATTAGAACGTAAGATGGAAGAGTATGCGGGGGTGCCCCGATCTGCTGCCGGTATCAAGGTACCCGGTGAGCAAACCAAGTTTGAGGTTCAGACCCTCAACGATGCTGGCACCTTGCTCTTCCAGAACAAAATAATGAAGTTCGAGAATGAGATACTTGAGAAGACAGTTAATGCAGAACTGGAGCTAGCCCGACGTAAACTAGACAGCAATCTCACTATACTAGTCTCACAGGCAGAAGGTGATATCTTTGAAGAGATACGCCCTGACCTCATGAAGAACAAAGGAACCTTAGTGGCTAAGGGTGCGTCACACTTCGCACAGCAGGCCCGTATGGTGCAGGAGCTGACACAGTTCATGCAGACGACCTCATCCAGACCAGACGTACAGGTACACTTCCCGGCAGATAAAATCGCACAGGCATACAACAGATTGCTTGGTGGTTTTGGTGATCAGGAAGGATTGTATGAAAAGTTCGGTGGGGTGGTAGAAGCAGTAGAGTTGGCAGAGTTCCAGCAGGCTGCACAGCGAGACCTTGAGCAGACAGCAATAGCTCAAGAGCAGATAGACAATCCCGACCTAATAGAGAGTTAGACCATGACAACATCATTCGGAGCGTCAGACGACGCAGGTACAGTGACTGCTGCTACCGTGAACGAACAAGGTAATATTGTAGTAGGTGATAAAGTATATTCACCTGAAGCCCTAAGTAAAAAGTTAATGAATCAAGATCAACACATTTTGACTCTTGAATCAGAGAATAACGAGCATATCAGTAACTCGACCAAGCTACTTGACAGGCTCGATGCAATTGAGAAGAAGGTCACAGACAAAGATGACATCTCTTCTTTGCTCTCGACTATAGAGCAGAATAAGCAAAACATGACAGCACCAACTGAAGATAACACGGATACCCCTGTTGTTAGTAAGGACGAGCTTGTAGCAGATGCGGTTGCAGTAATCAACCAACAGAATCAAGAACAAACCAAGGAAGCTAACTTAGCAGAAGCTGTTAAGATGGCGAAGGAAACCTACGGAGAAGCCTTCTCAGAGAAGATCGACGAATTGGGTGGAGCCCTCGGTATGTCTGTTGATTCGGTTATTGAATTAGCTAAGACGCAACCTAATGCATGGAAGAAGTTATTTATTCCAAAGACAGATGACAGTAGGGCACCTGACCCTACGAACGCTAATGGCTCAGCACCAAGTACTCCACCACGCGTAGAGCGGAAGGGTGGGTACGTGGCTATGAGAAATAGCAGAGAACAACGGGCAGAGTTCAAGCGTCGAATGGACGCAGCTATGAGCCCGCAACAATAGGATAAAGACTAATGTCTGGTAATAATACTGACAACACTCGTTCGTTAGCAAGACGCGATATCTATTCGCAGATGATTCTCGACGAGTTGTATGATGGTTTCCTACCGGAAGGCTTGGCACGCGATGTGTCTGACTTCCCAGATGGCACCACACTTTACATCCCTACCTTCGGTGAGGTTGTAATTGAAGATGTGATAGAAGATCAAGAGACTCCAACTAGTACTATCGACACCGGTCGTATTACGTTAGAGATCGACCAGCACAAAGGTGCGGGTGTTGACTTCACTGACGAACTGATGGAAGACGCTTACTACGCAGAGCAGCTTGAAGCTGTAGCTCCGGGTAAGATGCTCCACGGTCTGAAGGAAGTATACGAGACCCAGCTACTGGAGACTGGTGAGCGCGGCCAATTGCAGGGCGACTCTAACCTGATCAACAACTATGCCCACCGCTTTGTAGCGTCTGGTGCGAACGGTGAGATCACTCTCGACGACTTCGCATACATGAAGGTTGCAATGAAAAAGGCTAATGTGCCTGAAGAAGGCATGATCTGTATCGTTGATCCGATCACAGAGATGACCCTGAACCGACTGACTAACCTAGTCAACGTTTCCAACAACCCTCACTTCGAGGGAATCGTTGAGACTGGCTTCGCTAAGAACATGCGATTCATCCGCAACATCTTCGGATGGGATGTATACTGCTCTAACCGATTGCCACGTATCGATACGGAAACAATCGATGCTACTGCTGGTAACCTAACGGTTGCTCCAGTAGGCGCCGCTGCTGCGGGTGGTCCACAGACCGCTGTTAACGCATACGCTGCACAGTTCATGAGCGTAGCAGATGATATGGTAACACCATATATGAGCGCATGGCGTCGACAGCCTAAGGTTGAGTTCTACCGTGATGGTCCACGACGTAAAGATGTGTACTACCTCACAGCTCGCTATGGGTTCGGTATGCAGCGTCCTCAGTCTCTCGGCACAGTGCTGACATCGATTGAGAACTACTAAGGAGAACACGAATGGCTAATCAAAACCAACACGTAGTAATTAAGCAGACTAATGGTAACCAAGCTGCTACCTCGTACGGTCCACGTACCACGAGTAATGAGGTTCCCCTCCACCGTCCAGTACGGGCGGAGGAGCGCGAGATCGTCATCCAACTGAACGGCACCGAGTGTGACGTGATCGTTGCTGACTTCGCAGATGACAGTAAGAGCATGCTCCGCAAGGGTGACTTTGTTGAGCAAGTCCGATGCTATAGCGTCACTGGTGCTACTGTTGCCCTGTCCCTTGAGGACCGTGCAGGTACAGTAACACCACTCCCATCTCTTGCCCCAGCGGCTGAGGGTTGGGTAGTTGAACGTGATGTAGATATCCAGATTGATGAGACTACTCAGTTCTCTGGTACTATCGCACCGGGTGAAGAAGCAGTTGTACTCATCAAGTACTGGAGCGCAGAAACTCCGGGCGATGGTGGTGTACTGCATCGCACACGCGATAACGCCCTTGTAGCAGGTGTCGACTTCCTCGACCCTGACGGTGATGGACTGCCGGGACAAGGCTAACGATGTGGCCCCTTCGGGGGCCTATCTTTAGGAGGTACTATGCCAAAAGATACACCATTAGTATTAGCTTTTAAAAATATGAGTAATAAAGCACAGAGCCCTAATCGAACAAAAGCAAATGATAAAGTCAGGGATGCTGTAATTAAGATTCAATTAACTAAAGCTATCAACAAAAAATAGGAGGCACTATGCCAAAGAATCAAAGCTTAGTTTTAGCATTCCAATCTATGGCTAATAATAGAAAACCTCAAAGTAAGCAGACTCAGAATGCAGTGATCCGAGCACAGCTTACGAATGCTATTAACAAACCATCGGGGAGTAAGAAAAGATAATGCCAAAGAATCAAGGACAAGCAACCAGAGATCGTGTAGCACAGATTTTTGCTAATCAGAAAGGTATCCAAGAGAGAGCATTAGAAGCCCAGCGTATTGCTCGGCAGGCTACTCGCTCCAACTCAGCAAGAGCAGGGAGGAAGTAATGCCTAAGAATACAAAGAATGTAATGATGGCCAACATGGCGGGTGGGATGATGAACGGTAAGCCGGGCACCCCAGTATCTGCCGGACCTATGCCTATGTCTGTGAAGAACAGTACAGGTGGCAGGCTAGCCAACACCGGGCCTAAGGGTGGGAAGAAGTTTAGCAACCCGATGACTAAGAAAGGTAACTAGATACTATGCTCCAGAGAAAGACACTACTTGAAATAGTTCAGAGTACACTCGGTTCTCTGGACAGTGACCTAGTAAATCATATCGGGGAAACTCAAGAGTCAGAGCAGATAGCTATTCTGGCACAAGAGCAGTACCTTGAGCTAGTCACCTACCAACACGTACCACAACTAGTACAGCTCACACAGTTGGAGGGGCTATCTGACCTTGACCGACCATCGGTCATGAGGATTCCTGAAGGAGCTACTGACGTAGCCGACATCCGATACCGCTACACTAACTCCAATGGGTTAGAGGTAATGCGAGAGATCGAGTGGATCGAGAAGTCAGACTTCCTAGATAGGCAGCTCCGTCTGCCAGTAACAGATAACATGGGAGAGAACCTCCTAGACGGGAACGTGAGCGTCCCATATATAAACGATAGGGACCCACAGTGTTGCACTACATTTGATAATGAGCACATTGTGTTTGATGCAGTAGACCAGTCGCAGAACCCTAACACAACATTACACAACGATGCCTCTCTAGTACTCGCGTATATCATACCTGAGTTTAAGTTGGAAGATGACTTCGTTCCCGTGATGCCTGTGAAGATGCTGACCCAGTATATGAACCAGATCAAGGAGATCGCAAGTTATGAGCAAAAGCAATACAACAACCCCTTCAGAACAAGAGACAGCGAAAGACAGCAACACAGAAACAAACACTTCGGCGGAATCTACGACGGCCTCGACCAAGGGCAAGGCAGCACGAGGGAAAGGGAAAACCAAGGCCGCCCAATCTACGGGAGATACGGGTTCGGGAGGCTCGGGAGCTACCGCTCATCTAGGTTTAGACGTCGTTAATGTTCCCGGTGGATTATACAAAGTGAAGAACAAGGCAGGTGGGATTCCCCCAGCCGAATTCCAAGGTATGTTCACTAACAAAGGTTTACTAAAGAAGAGAGTAACGGCGTTCAACGCTGAACACAATAAGGAATAACAATGCTTCAGTCCTCCACTAATACATACAGTGCCAGTGTCAATGGCCTCAACACAGACGGCAATGATCTGGCCCACGTGGAGCAGAGCAACCTACGAGAGTCGAACTACGAACTGTGTCGGGACGGAACCCGTCGCAGACGTAGGGCGGTGATCGAGGAGAACTTACGACCCAACCATGAGGGGGTAGAGAATGGCTCTGCCTCTACTGGATACATCTGGCGTACTCCCGATAGACAGGATGACCTCTCTATCCTTGCAGAACAACGTAACCGGATGGTTCATCTCTATGAGATTGATCATGAGAACCCTGCATATATGCGGGCTAATGAACTGTACAGCATAGACCTAGGATTGTTTGGAGACATGCACAAGTTTGCAGCTCGGGACCTAGAGACCCCATGTACATACGCTGAGGGCAACGGTGTCCTCTACATATTCCATATAGCCACCGGCCCTATCAAGATAGAGCGGGTGACACCCACACAGTTCCGTGCTACCCCAGTGGGTACATGGATCAGAGACTATGAGGGAGCTACCGAAGTAATTAATGCAGACGTCAGGTCAGAGGTGATGGAACCCCTGACTGAGTATGCACCCGGCGTCCCCTTCCTCCCCCTATCCTTCGCTATCACTAGCGAGCTGGAGAAGGGGAGAGCATATAACCTGAGCAACACAGGTTGGGATGCTAAGGGAGTCTCAGAGTTTATAGAACAGTCTAGTCAGGACTACGAGATACGTGATCCGACTAAAGCCAGTATCGATGGCGGTAATGTCATCATACGTGGGCGAGGTGGACAAACCTTATTCCCGGCACTCACGGACAGGTACCTCCGTGGCCGGTTGTTGGATGAGCACGGTGGAGAATCTTTCTCTTTCGGCCAACTGGTAGAAGCTCGGGATAATAAATCCCACCCGCCTATGGGTGCGAGAGTACGGCACAGTGCTCTGCACCCGGCAGGTACCCTAGTAGGGTTACCTAATGACATGACCGACAATGCCAGCTTAGCAGGTGTCGCTGGTGATACAGCGTTTGTACAGTTAGACTTTGACCAGCGTGTGTACCACACAGAAGGTGGAGACATTCGTAACCTCGCAGTGTTCATACACTACATGACATACACAGTAGAGGACGCCAATGGTGTTACCCACCAAGGTGGTATGAGCGGGGTACTGGAGGCCACACGTGCTAACGGTACGGATGGACAGAGCCTTGTCTTCTCATACACCAACAGGTACTGGGCAGCTAACGGATATACCAACTTCCAGATTGAGAGTGTGTACGCACACCCTAGTCCAGAATATTTCCCACATCAACTCCCGGATGATGCATCTCGCTATGACCATCGTCAACGGAGACGACCAGCTACGGGGGCCTACTTTGCAGGCAGACTATGGCAGGGTGGGGATCAGCACACTCGGATATACTACAGCCAGCAGGTGGACGTAGGAACGAGTGCCGGTCTGGACCGGGGTATCTGTAAGGAGTCCCTCTGCTATGCAGCGGCTGATCCTACCGATGGGTTTGAGAACCAGCTAGTGGCTACTGACGGTGGGTATATCAACCTGAATGACAGCGGCACACACTACGGCCTAGTGCCTCATAGGGGCAGCCTATATGTCCTCACAGACAATGGTATCTGGGCAGTGAGCCCCGGTCAGGCAGGATTATTCCTTGCCGATGACTTCAGAGTCACTAAGATAAGTGATGGGGAAGTCCTCGGCTATCGCTCATGGGTAGTGGTAGACGATGAGATACATGTGGCTACGGACGAGGGCATCCTCGTTATAGGTCAGGAAGGTATCCGCTCCCTAACCGATGAACGGATCAGGATCAGGTACGATGAGATAGTGGCAGAGGACCGAGAGGTGCTGGCCAGCTACGATCCAGAGTCCTACGTGGTACGATGGGCGTTCCCAGACATGATAGCACGGACCACCATAGCTGATAGGCTGGGTGTCACCATGCTGTCCTACCACAGGCTACATGACTCGTGGTTCCAGTATGACTTCCCTGATGACTACACGATAGTCGACATGGTAGTGATACCGTACACTGCTAGATCAGAGACATACAACAAGTTCCGCTACCTCGTCGTAGCTAAGAACTTCGATGTGCTGCCTCTTGGAGAACCGCTCTCCTCAGACTGGGGGGTAGAGGCTAAGCTAGGTCCTAGTGGATTCGATGAGTGGGTACAGTCCCACACTGAGAGGTTCACAGACTTCCTAGATAGTACAGGGGACCCGGTGAATGTGAGAGAGCCGATGCCTGCCTTCATGCTGACTAACCATTGGCTACTGGGTAGCTCAGGGATGTTCACACAGATCAAGTATCTAATAGCACACAACAAGAACGTGACCACCCACACCATCACAGAACCAGATGGGAGCCAGACGGATAACATACCGGGCTCCACTCTAGTATCTGCGAGGTGGGATTGGTTTGATGAAGAGAACCAGAACAAGTACAGCAAGCCTCACCAGACCTACAGGTTTCGTCGTAGCTACTTCAGGGACGACGCAGAGTACCACAGGGGTGAGCCTAACCTAGTATCTAAGATCAAGGTACGGGGAAGGGGGCGGGAGTTCCGTCTCTTCTGGGAAGCTGAAGGACAGAACGACAGTCATCTGACTGGCTGGGTACTTGATGGTCTAATACTAGGAGCAACATAATGCCGATCATTAGCGCACTACTTACTGCTCGTAGCCGTAAGAAGGCACAGAAGAAGACGCAAGAAGCTAATGAGATCGAGAGACGACGACGAGCTATAAGCAATGTGCTTATCCGTCGTCGGGCTCTATCCGCACTACGTACCAGACAGGCCAGCATTACAGCAACCGCTGTGGGCCTAGGATTAGAGGGGGGTAGTGCAGCCCGTAATACAGCGGGCAACATCGAGACTCAAGCTACCGCAGCGATAGGATCGCAGGCGCAACTAAGTGATCTGGATATTCGGCGGAATGAATTACAGGAAGCTGCTGACTCTAGGAATAGACAGGCTGATAGGTTTAAAGCAGCGGGCGCACTAGCTACACGCGCCGTGACTGCTTTCGCATCTGGTGGTGCGTCAGAGGCAGCGAGGTTAGCCTCTGGCCAGTCAGAAATAGACTTCACCAATCTAACTCAATAGGATCATACAATGCCCGGACCTGAATCAATCAACGACATACCCAAGTTACCTAACGAGGATGCCAATCCAGTTGACAGAGCTGGGGATGTAAGAGATGAGACCTTCAAGGAACTCGCTACACTCAGCTCACAACTAAGTGACGTGGATGAGAGCAACCTATCCCGTACCGGTAGGAGAAGGCTGGCTCACCAGCGTGAGTCTCTTCTCAATGCAGAGAGAGAGTTTCGTCTGGAATCTGTGGAGCCTATCATAGCTGAAGTAGCTAGGAATGAGAGCGCCTCTATTGGTGTGAAGGCATCAGTGATCCGTGAGATAGAGCAGAGCGCGATAGCTGGTGCTCATCCTGAGAACATAGCATTCGAGGAACTGATACATCAGGAGACAGAGAACCTCAACACACAGATTGAGAGAGAGACTCAGCTCCGTGTAGCAGATCAGCTAGCCGCTGGTCAGGACCTTGACGCACAGGTACAGGCAGTAGTACTCGAACTACAGAGGGCCACAGACCCTAGCATCCCCTTCATAGAGACAGGGTTTGAGTTCGTGACTAGCCGTATCCTCGGCTTCCTCATTGACGATGGGTTCAATATCAATCGTATGTTGGAGAAGTCGCTGGGTATCAAGGACCCCGGTCCTGATATCTCTGCTCGTGATAATATCAAGGCAGGTGCTGAAGTCATCTCTAGGATGACTAATGAAGAGAAGAAGGAAGCACTAGCTAAGATGCGTACATACGCACTGAACAACACTGGGCTACTCCTAGACAATGGGTGGACAGTGGACTCACTTAACTCCGTGATCCAGACTCTGTTCGGTAGTAAGATGGAGGCCAACATACTCGCTAATGAGAATGGTATGGCCCAGATGTTTGGACTACTCACTTCAGCTACCGCTGCGAGAGCAGGTCAGGTGGCTGGTAGGGCTATCAATTCTGTAGGGACAGGGGGTAAGGTAGGTAAGGCAGTAAAGGGCGCTAAGGCGACACCTGACGCAGCCTCAGGACCATCTCTGTCCACTGAGGTAGGTACCACTACAGCACGATCTCTGGACTCAGCGCCAGTATCCTCTGCTCCTGCACCACCGGGTTCATCTATTGATGATCTACGTAGGTTCAACTCAGGGGAAGGAATAACACCGGGCATCCGGCTCAACCTAACAGATGAGTTCGCACCAGATTCGGTAGTACCGACTGGTACCCCTGCTAAGGTGGTGGCGGAGACTTCACCGTCCCTGTCCCGCGAACTACTACGTGACGCAGTACAGAGTAATGACACAGCACAGAGGCTAGGGACCAACTCCCTATCCATATCTGATGACTATATCCAGTGGCTGACTCCCGGACAACCTGTCCGCCGTGGTCCTAACTTATTGGACTTCAGTGTAGAAGGCACAGCTCGTGCCCTGACTGACGGTGGTGGGGACCCAATCTTCCATGACTTCAAGGGCACAACCCCTGAAGACCTAGCCCCTCTCGCTACTAACCGGGACTTGGTTAGTGGACTGGAGGTTAATAAGGCAGCACAGGAACTGTCACAGAAACTGGCTGACGATGACTCAGTGGCTATTAAGAAGTTCCGTATCAATGAAGATGCGGACGAAGGTATCGTCGCTGACTACATTCTCAGTAAAGAGAGTGGGGTAGGGTTCAGTTCTGTTGATGAAGCTAACGAGTATATATCTCGACAGCTTGATGATGCAGATGTGAACGATGCCACAGTGCTTGGGTATGACCCAGCCACCCGGACATACAGAGCGGGGGTCGAGGGTCCAGAGTATTTAGTACAGGTAAACTACCGCAGGAATCGGGGGTCTATTGCACAGAAGGAAGACCTGCTGAAGCGTAGGAAGAACGGGAACATAAAGTTCAACCTGTTCCCACGACTAACCAATGGATTCGATACTACCATCGGGTACATCGAGCGATTCGCTCGGGGTGTTACACGATCTAGTAACAACATAGGGACCATAGCTAAGACCTTGCGTGAGGATGTTAAACCCATCTTCAGTATGTCTCTCGACGATCAGCACGCTGCATGGCAGGTGCTTCGTAGGGAGGAGTCTGAGGGAGAGGTGTTCACCCGTACTCAGTTAGTTGAGCGACTCACACCTGAGCAGCGGAGAGGATACTACTCTGTCCGCAGATTCTATGACAGGGTTCATGGTGTACGTAATGATGTGTACCGTACTGCCCTACAACGTGCAGGGTTCAGGACCCTAACTATTGATGGGCAACCTGATGCATATGTGAAACCTTTCACCGGTGAGCTAGAGGATATCAACACTGTCTGGCTCCAAAGTGAAGGTCGTATCGTAGACCGTGATTATATTAAAGAGAAGGGATTGCAGGTTGATTACTTCGAGTCACACCTCATGCGTAAGAATGAGGATGGTACAGAGGGTACAGACTTCATCGCTACTACTCAGGGTGAGGCACGTACATTACCACTACCTACGGAAGTACTGATCAAGAGACCGGGCTACCTAGGTAGGAACATTGAGACTAAGTTCATAGTCTATGATCCCGGTAGTATACGAGTCAATGGACGAACTACATCTACTGTTGGTAACATCATCCGTGTATCTGATGATGCAGTGTCAGCGAATGAGTTCGTAGCGAGAGCTAACCTGAAGCAAGGTACTAACCTGAAGGTCCGTCTATCTAAAGAGAACGTGGATCGTGATGTAGGTGGAGCACTCAACGATGAGATTAAGAACCTCGGTGAGTTGGGGATGCTTAACCACAGCTACGCACGTACCGACCTACATAAGTTGGATGTCACTGCACAGCACGCACTGAAGACTCCAGAGGAGATGATAGAAGATACTATCTCTACTACTGCCCGGACCACAGGGACTAATGAGCTGATCAACTATTCGATCACTAAGTTCATGAAGAACTATGGGCAACCACTGGGATTGAAAGAGTTCAGATGGGGGGAGGAGATCAAAGCTCCTACCACTGACACTGATACTATCAACCTTGCGCAACACTGTGAATCATCAGGGTAAGGGGAAGGCATCGAAAGCATTCGAGGCCATGTCCCGTGTATCCTCTGGTGTAGCTAGGGACTGGGTGAGTGATGTCACTCGTGCCAACTTCATCCGGCACATTGGTCTACAGCCACTGAGGCAAGCTATGCAGAACGTCGGTATGACCTTCATGTATGGCGGTATCAAGCACGCTAGTGAGTACTTTGGTACTGGCAGGGCTGCCCTAGATACTATGACTATTGCTGCTATGAAGCTGACGGAGAACAGTCCTAAGCTGATTAGGAGAGAGGCAGAGTTCTGGTCAAAGCGTACAGGTGAGAAACCTGAAGAGATTATACAGGTTTACGAGGACATGAAAGCGTCAGGTGTATTGAATATCACTGACCACCAGTTCTTAGAGTCTATGTCTCGGAGTGCTTTCACTACTAGGAGCCATGCTGGTAACACAGCTACCGACGGGCCACGGTCTCACGACTACCTCGGTACCACTGGCCGTCTATTGAAGACTGGACTACGGGCCTCCACCCGTGTAGGGTTCGAGGGCAGTGAGCAGTTCAACAGGATGGCAGCGTTCCTAGTGATGCGTAACCGTGCAGTGAAGGAAGGAGAGTATGATGGCAACGCACTGAAGATCGGTGAGGATGCTGCTATACTAGCTGGTAACATGGGGCAGGTTAATAAGACTGCATTCCAGAGTGGTAACTGGCGGCTACTGTTCCAGTTCCAGAGTCATACGATTAAGATGATGCAGTACATGGTATCGGATATCCCGAACCTAGACGCAGCAACTAAGTTACGTATGCTGGCATGGAACACCGCAGCCTTCGGTACTAGAGGACTGGGGTGGGGTGGGGCCACTATGGCTGCGTACCATACGTTCCTCAAGGATGCCGCAGAGGATGAGGGGGTGGGGCTTGAGCCTGACCATATCAAGATTCTCACTGATGGTATGTCTTCATGGTTGTACAATTCTATGTTGGAAGAACTCACTGGTCAGGACTCTAACGTGTCCCTCGGTGGTGATGCTTCCCCCATAAGTGGTGTGTTCAGTGACCTAGGATTCCTGTCATTACCCAGTCAATCGGATACTACAGGTAAGATTAAGTTCAAACCTGTCCCGGTAGATGGTGGTGGAAGGACTACCAACCCTATCAGTGTGTTCGCTAAGATGGGTATCGACATCATGTCACGTGCCCCAGTGGATTGGGGAGAGTACATAGGTGTGTCTGACAACCTGATCGGCACTGGTGTTAACTGGTTGGATAATGTATTAACCATCACCAGAGCTAAAGGCTTCACCGCTGATGAGAAGGGGCAGGCACTGTTTCAGGAGACCCTGAAGGTTATCCCTGCGTTCAATAACATTGCACGTAGCAGGATGATAGCAGCCACTGGCACCTATGCTGATCGGCACGGTAACCCATTAGTACGGGCCACCACTGCTGATGCTATCAGTAAGGCTCTGTTCGGTATCACACCAGATGCACAGGACAAGTACTGGAAGCTCAGGTCAGAGTGGGGTACTAGGGTTGAAGCAACTGAGGGCACTGACAGAGAGTGGCAGTCCACTGGTCGTGATCTCGCTAACCGGACTGTGTTCATGATACGTGCCCTCAATGAAGGGCAGATACCTAAAGAGGAATACCTCGATGGGTTGCATGGACTGGCCAGTCTGATTGACTTGACCTACGGCCAGAGTGAGCACGCTAAGGATGTTATCTGGGCGGCTGCACTCAAGAGACTAGAGGATGTGAAGATGTCCTCAACCACTACTGCATTCGACGAGATGGCTATATCAATGCTCAACGATGAAGAACTTATTGGAGAGAAAGGTATAGAAACAGTACGACGAAGACTACTAGAGGTGGAAGGTCCTCAAGGTCTGTTCCTTCAGAAAGAGTTAGACAGGATAAAAAGTAATTCAGGATTTTAAATTATGTTGAACCAGACATTCTCAGATGGTCTTAATGTAGCAGAGACCCGACCTCCTAATCGTATTAGGGACTTTGGTACAGAGTTACTTCAGACTGCTAACAATATTCTGGAGAAGGGACAAGGTACCGCTAAAGCTAAGAAGGACGAGGCTACATTAGATGCAGCCGTTGACTCCACATTAGAGGGCGAGCAGCAGCTTGCTATTGAACGTCTTGTTAAGGCTGGCACATTCTCTCCGGAGGTGGGCCAGCAGTTCAGTAACAGTACGTCAGAAGAGAGACTAGCCCTGCTCAAGAGTGCCAGCTTCAACGAGGCTAATAGTACTACTAAGCTCAGACTGAAGCAGACTATCCTAGCTCGACAGGCTATCGCAAGATCACCAGCCGATGCTAAAGAGATAGCGGCTCGTCATGGCGTGGGTATCAATACCACAGGGTTCTCATTGAATGAGGACAGGACTGACACTGAAGCAGAACTGAACGAGGAGTTCACTGAAGCACAGACTCAGGCCAACTCAGTGGGTATCAGCCTACGTGAGTTTGGAGATGATAAAGAGGCAGCCATACGTGCATGGTACACATCAGATGCGTATAAGCTATCGCTCCAGACAGCAGGTCTACAGGCGATAGTAGCTAATGAGGATGCAAGTAGGAAGGCTGGCTTCAATGCGGCTAACTCCTTGTCCACTGGGTTACTAAATCAATCTATCAGTGAACTACAGAAGGTGGGTAACGATCTCCTGAATAATGCAGGTGGTCAACTGGATGGGATCAACCCTGCCCAGTCACAGGCTCAGATAAACAGGAAGTTCCAACAGCTAGTAGTACGGGCTCAGAACCAACTCAGCAGTCAGCCTGAAGTATTGAAAGCCCACATAGCTAGCCTAGAATCTATCCGAGCATTAGAGGTTAGCAGCTTCGATGGTAAGTCTACAGGACGTGATATCAGTAATGATAAGGCTTCTATAGAACTAGCTATCCTTTCTAAGTACGGTAACGATAAGGCTAAGCTGGCACTAGATATACAAGAAGGTAGGCGACACCTCACACAGCAGGAGATTCTACAGTCTATAACTAAGTCTACAGAGAATCAGGCTAACCTACTGGCCTCTGGTAGGAAGGCTCGTAATGAATATAAGAAGTCACTTAATGAATCATTCATCACGGGTGATGAGCAAGAAGCACTGCTGAAACAGTATGATGAAGACTTCTCAGCATTCCATAAGCTATCCTCTGAGGTACATGTGGATAGTACGAGGGCTGCAATGGCTTACCTATCTGACGCAGCAGATGAAGACAGCACCACTACTATCAGTGATTCGGTCTCGAACCTGATCAACGGAGTAATCTCCGGGGACTTGGATGAAGAGGCACTGGTCGGGTTTGCTGGGGCTTACCAACAGTTCGATAGGATCGGGACTGCCTCGGAGAAGAGAGCAGTAAGGACCGCACTACTTGAGCACTCAAGTAATCCCAAGGTTGCTGAGCTAGTACAGAGTGTGCCAGAACTGAGGACTCTCATACCTGAGGCAAGGCTTGCATTTCAGGAAGCTATACTAGAACCACTAGACCCCATCATAACGGAGCTTGGTAACATCAACACGTTCGGTAGGGAGAGAGGTGAGCTTGGGGTACTAGTAGTGGCCGGGACATACATGGTGGTGGATCAGGATCGTCTTGACCGGACTGGTGAGATTCAACTATCTCTTAAGGACAAGACCTATGCTGCTGTAAGTGAAGAGAGTCTACGATTCATCAACGATGCAAGGTTAGAAGCTAATAGGAAACTCAGTAGTATAGACTTCCCTACTTACTTCGAGTCGTATGAGAACTATACAAGGAACGGCAGTAATGTTAAGTCTCTTGAAGATATTATCTCAGGTAATAAAGGATTAGAAGGTATACTCACTGATGATCTCCAACCAGAAATGATTGGTGAGAAAGCATTCGAGAGACTATCTAAGTTCTTCGGTACTGAGAAAGAATTCAAGAGAGGGCAAGAAGCAGCCCTCCAGAGTAATAAGGAACTTCAAGAAAGTCTTGAAGACGATGATGTTGAATTAGTGTCTCAAGAAGAACTGAATGAGATAGCACTAGGCTTAGCAACAGCCCCTAGAGAGGATGGCGAATAATGAAATTCGGACAAGATGACAAGAACAAGAAGGGTAAGGGCGGTCGATCACCATCGTTTGGTGGTGGTCCCTCCCTTGCCACAGTCCTCGCACTTGAGGCACAGATAGCAGCGGTCCAGCAACAGGCTGGTTCCTTTGCTACACAAGGTGATGTAGCCGCAGCAGTAGCAGCTCAGGCAGCAGCAGAGGCGGCAGCTAATCAGGCACAGGATTCAGCCGCAGCAGCAGCCAACGCAGCACAAGATGCAGCAGCAGCAGCGGAGGAGATGAACGATGCAACTGAGGAAGCAACCACAGATGCAGAGCAAGCAGCTCAGGACTCAGATATATCTAGTAACGCTACTGACATTGCTAACCTTGCTAGCAGTCTTGGTACTCTTAGTACATCTGTTGCCACTTCACAGTCTGCGCAGGATACACGGCTGGATGCGATAGAGGCTCAACTACCTGACGATGACTCAGCTCTTGAAGGTAGGGTTGAGGATTTGGAATTGCAAATCGAAACTGTTAATGGTATCTTCAGGGTCATCCCAGCTATCCAGAACCCTGCTGCTACTATTGCAGAAGTGTCAGGATGCTTTGTTGCACAGAATACAGGCTCCTTAATAATCACTATAAATTCAGACACAGTAGTGGCTGGTAGTGTAGGCACAGTTGTCACAACAATTGATCCGGGTCCGGGTCCATTCACTCCAATAGAGTTGACCGATATACGAAACACTGCCGTATATACTGGTAGTATTCTGGCTGAAAGAATATTGGCTGGTGAATCTACAAAAGATATCAACGTAGATGTAGTGGCTAACACCAAGTACTACGTACTACATTTCGCAGGCGGTGGGAGTACTACACCTGTAGAGAATATCCTAGCCGATCTTCCAACTGTAGTCCCTGATGCAATGATGTACGATGACACAGCCATACAGGCAGCAGTAGCTGCACTACAGGCAGATAGTCATGATGGAGCAGCACAGGATGCAAGGTTGGATGCGCTGGAAGCAGCACCTGATAATGATACCATCTACGATGATACACAGGTACAGGCAGATATTGCTGCACTGGAATTAGGGGTAGACGGTCTGGAAGTAGACCTCACTGATGTAAATGATCAGGTTGTGACCAACACAGCAGATATTGCAGCAATCAATGCTCAACTCCCTGATGATGATACAGCTCTGGCCCAGTCTATTGCAGACAATGCAGCAGCCCTAGCTGCTGAGATTGCAGACACTGACGCTGATGTTATCGCACTGACAGCAACCATAGCTGGTAATACCACAGCTACGGCGGCTAACGCAGCAGCAGCTAGTGCTAATGCAGCAGATATAGTTTCACTACAGTCGGTTAGTCATGATGGTGCGGCTCAGGACGCTAGGCTTGATGCTCTTGAAGCCCCCAACTATATGTTATTGGATGCGAACCAGACAGTAACAGGGTTCAACATATTCAGCTCAGCTCAAACATTCCAGAGTCAAACACTGTTTGGTACGCCCGGTAACTTTGGTGTGATTCAGGTGGGTACAGGTGGTGACCCGACCGCCTTCTTAGTAGGTAAGACTAGTGGGGGTCAATTTGAATTCACTGCATCTACTATCAATGCATCGAATCCTATTATAGCTAACACATCTACTACAGCTACCAGTGCTCCTTTGTCACTCGTCACTAAAGATTTCGTAGATGCAGCATTAGTTAGATTGGATGCTCTTGAAGCATGGTTAGCGGCCGGCTTACCGGGACAAGTTCCCCAAGTCCCTGATCCTGATGACGAGCCAGTCTGGGTGTATCCTTACGGTTTTGAATTTCAAGAGGCACCATTCATTGACGGAGGTGTTACCAACACATCTAATGCTACACCAGCACTTGTGGTTGGTACAGTATCCACTGTCCCCAATCCTGTTGGAGGACGATATGAAGTGGTGATGACAGGTATGTGGTCTCATGACAGCCTCGCTAACGATATCATACTGAATATGGTTAGAGATGATGGGGCTGAGCTAGTAACTATGAGGGCTGAGCCTAAAGATGTGGCCGGTGCTGGTACAACCGATCAACGATATTCGTTTATATTACGGAGGATAGTTGATGTAGCTGCTGGTACACAGAGGAGCTACTCGTTGAATATGAGGCCATCAGTTGACGGTATTGAGTCAGCAGTATATGATGTACAGATGACAATCATGAGGGTATCAGATTAATGAATAAAATTATAACAGAGTTCTTCCAACATATATACGAATTTACTCGGGCTGAGACTCCTGAGTTTCGTATCCACGCTTGGCAAGACAAGGTGATTAGTGCATTCCTGAACCCTACTGATCCTGACAGCTCAGTAGTGTTGGCTAAGGAAGCTGCGTTTCAAGCACAACGAAGTGCTTTGAATGATACGTATGAGAAATTGGTAGCTGCTGTAGCCAGTATGCCTGAAGAACTACAACCAGCCACCCTAGTTGTTGTATCTCAGCAAGTACCCGCAGTACTAGAGCAACTACAATTATCTGATTCAGTACGTTCTCAGGTTATGGGAGAGCTTAACCAGATACTACTTAGTCTGGATGTAGAGCCCGAGCACATAGCACAGGCATCCACTATACTTGCGGCGGTAGAAGCCGAAGAGTCGAGTACAGAATAATGGATATGGTGTTCTGGAAGTTTATTGCAGACTTTGGATTCCCTGCATTAGTATGTGCAGCCTTGGCTTGGTTCATAGTATGGAGCCAGAAGCAGCATAGAGAGGAACGTTCTGTAGATAGGAAGGAAAGGGGGGAGCTGGCTGAGAAGACAGCGGCTTCCACTGATAAACTGAGCAATGCAGTAACAGCATTGCAGATTACACTAGTGGAGAATCGTAATGTGGAAAAGTCTAGGTAAAAGTATTAGTGCTTTCTGGGAAAAGAAGGTAGCGCCGATAGTATCACCGGCGCTAGCTCTCATCCTAAAGCATAAGGTTGATAAAGAAGTCAAGCGCCATATAGATTAGGCGCCTTGGCCGGTACCATTTGAGTCAATCAATAGTACTGGTTCATTCTCTTCAGCCCACCGTTGTGCTTCTTGCAACAGTGACATACCAGAAGCAAGGTCTTGGAGCCTAAAGCAATTGCCGAGGGCTCCACCATCTTCTTCAGGAATCGTGATGCACACCATGAGGACATCATTCAACTCATGAATCTTAGCCTTCATAAAGATCGTAGTGAAATCAGGGTCAGCAAGAACTTCTCGGTAATGTTCCTTCTGTTCTTCGCTAATCTCTTGTGCAATCGTAGCTGTACTCATAGGCAGCAGCATTAATGCTAGTAATAATTTCTTCATAGTATTTCTAAATCCTCATTTGTAAGAAGACCCCGTATCATAACGAGGTCTCCCATCCCAGTACCAGTCTTAACTCGACTGGCCATTTTCTCTCTCACAACTTCCAAAAGAGATTCTCTAAACTTCGCACTATCCACCCATAAATCCCTCGAACAGTGTTCTCGAAGGAGGTAGGGTACCTCATTCTGAGTGCTCATAGTACCTAATGAACATTGTATTGCAGGATACGTGGTCTATATGTGGAAGACCGCTTTCAGAATCAAGCCACTCACCGTTCCTAATAGAATGCAGATGACGACGCAAGCTAGCGTAGCACCCAAGGACAAACTCTTCATGGTGTTCTGTATCGTAACTGGCTTTCCAGTTCTCCGCTCCATATTTATCAGCGCCAAATGTAAGGACACGTGCTACCCCCTCTTCAAATCCTGTATCTATCAGGTCGAACCGAGCCTTCCCTCCATTAAATCGGAGGGCTCGCTCATCCATCTTCTCTTGTAGTGCGTCTGTTTGATTACCCATAGTATCCTCTAAGTAGTGAACGAAGGCCAAAGGTACGTGTATCGTAGTATCCGTTATCCATGTTGTCAAAGATCAGTGCTCCTTTCCAGTGGTTGTTACCCTGCGGCCCCTTATAATTGTGATCAGGGATGTAGCAGCTACCTGCGATAGTACCGCAGTGGATATCACCGTTGCTCCTGTGTATCTGACCCATCTTCAGGGTCTGGACGTGGCCCTGTACGAAGGAGTGGCCGAGGTTCTTGATGCAGTTCTCGATAGTACCACCGATTGGACCACCCATTACAGATGTAGGGTTCTGGAAGTAGTGGCTGAACACCACACCATTGATCTCTACCATAGACAGGAAGTCATACACGTCCCATCCATACGCACCGTACCCCCAAGGGTCCTCTCCTATGAGGTCATGCAGTTGAGGCTGCTGATTGTACATACGAAAGAGGCGATCTTCGTGGTTACCGAGGGTGATAACGCGATCAGTATCCACAGCACTACCGAGAGAGTCGTTGAATAGTTGAAGGCAATCACGGCTAAATCGTAGGTCTCTCGTAAGACGTCTACCCTCGATAGTTCGAGTGCCCTTATCCCAAGACGATAAGCTTGCCATGTCGTTAAAATCGCCAGCATGAATAATAAGATCAACTTCCTTCTCCTTAAATAGATTGGCTACCGCACGGATAACCTTATATGTCTCTGCTCTGTGGTCAGGACAGGCATGCAGGTCAGGGAAGTAACCAACCCGTATCGGCCCATCATATTCCCAACTGGTGAGCGGGTTACATTCACGTGTTGCTGTATCTAGTCTCATTTAGAATCCTTAATTACATCGAAGTAATAGTGGCCAATCAGTATAGCCTCTGCTACTCCGTCATTCTTCTCTAACCATATGCCGTCACACTCAGGGTGTATCTCTCTAGCCAGTGCTAAAGCCTCTTTCTTATCGCTACTTATACCGAAGTGCTTCTTCCAGAGCCGGGCCTCTACTATATGAGAATGTATATTAGGGCACCTTAGTTTTGTCGCTATATATTGAGACCCCCACACTGCACCTTGTGTGTTTTTGTGCTTAACTGCACCTACAGTGCGGAAGTCAGGTAGCGATTCCATAACCATTACAGTGGTTCGCTTAGGAGGTAACCAAGATTGGTATGTAGATATCGCTTCCCATGTAGGGAACCGTGGTTGGCTAGGCATATCGAACTGATATGTGCCAGCTAATCTACCGTCATTGAGCCACAGTGCAGCACCCCCCTTCTTACCGGGGTCAATAGTCACGATCATAGGATGATTACCTCATGGTTACGGTGAAGATGCCCTTGCCTAACCTGCTCGTTACCGAGGTGGTCATAGGTTGGTTCCCACTCACCGGGCTGATCACCATATCGTAGCATGTGTAGCAGGTTACCCTGTTCATGTAGTAGATCAGTTCGTCCTTTATCTTTATGTTGGTATTCCCAGCATATTTCATCTATAACACCGGTGAAATCATTGAACCCTCTCTCTACTTTCTCTAACCACTTCTGACCACGACCGGGGATACCGGGTATATTGTCCACAGAATCACCAATAACCATCTGCCACCAGAAATGATACCGTGCATACCTAGGAGATACGAAGTACAACTCATCCTTCATACTACTGTATAGGTAGCCCGGAGTATTCTTCAGGTCTTTATCGTTGCTGACTATGATAGTAGGCTCTAGGTTATCTTTAGTCTGCTGAATACTGACCTCATCATCTGCCTCATAGCCAGTAACTGTCTTGGCACCGTGATGATTAGTAAGATACCGTCTGATGTGATTAAAGTAATACGGCCTAAGCGATTGACGAGTGCCTTTGTAGGGTTTTGTAACTGCAATGTCTTCACGGAAATTCCCCTCTCCTGTGAGATACACCTTAGCCTTATCAGTATCAAACTTAGTGAGGAGTTTACTAATCTCATTGTCAATCTTCCAGTTAACCAATCCTTCTGGCTCGATATACACCCACGTATCTGTGTCCTCATCAAGGCACACAAACTCACAGTCAGTACTAGGACGTTTCTCCGGCTTATGTTGAGACAAACTACCCACCATATAGGATAGGTAGTCGGCATCAATGAGTAACTCCACCTTATTAGCAGGTGGAGTCGGTTTCCAATTAAAAGGGTTCATTATCTTCCTCAAAGTTCGGTGTGATAGTAGCCCTAATCCACATACCGTATCCTAACCATTGGATCAGGAACCCTCTCACCGTTAAGTAAGAGAGTGTACACCTCTGATCACCACAATTATGTGGTATGTGACGAGTTGTGAATCCAATGAATGGTAGCCAGTACCCTAGAATGGGATGCTGTTGTACCATTCCTCTCTTCACGCTTCCTCCGGGCCACCTACTCGGGCTTTGACTGCATCCTTCAAGAACTTAGGGATGTTATAATCATCTATCTTACTCCATTCATCTTCTCCTACAGCCACGAGTTCATGACCTTTAGGTAGTTTGATTGAAGTACCTTTCATAGGTGAAGAGATAGATGTGATCTTCGGCTTATTACCGCTGGTCATACCTACTGTGACAGTACATGCCTTACCGAGCATATCACTCACTACTTCTTCAGGTGAACACAATGCCTTATAGTATTTTACTATGTTGGACTCATCATTAGGAGAGAAATTCTCTTCCTTACCTATAACTTGACAGTACTCTACATCACCGTCATCACCTTCGACAGTGTATACTTCAGTTGGTAGACAGACACCTACCCATATACGGCGCTTATCATCGAACACACCCTTCTCTTCATACCTCTCAACTGACTGGACACCCAGATCAACGATCAGGTCCACGATAGCAGGGTATGTACCTGTCTCTAATTTAGGACGGGTTGACTTAGACTCAGGTTGTGGGATATCACTCATTTTCATATTAAGCATAGTTTAGCTCCGTTTAAATTCACGCAATGCGTCTTGTATTACTACCTCACCAGTGTCCTCATCTATGTAGTCACCTAACTCCAACCACAAGAACACCTTCTCATACCGTCCCTCAGAGAAGAACTCTCTCCACTGTGAATACGGTGTGTCTGTCTCACCCATGTAGTACCCAGAGCCGGGCATTACATTAGCAGGTGGGAAGAACTGTGTTGACCAACCCTCATATGAGTGGAAGTCCTGTACTTCAGCGGTACCTAATAGCTGAGAGTTACTCCACTTAAGAGAAGCAGCTCCATACCCCAGTCTGGTCAGGCCATGTGCCATAAAGATACGCTGTGTCTGTTCAATAACAGAACGCATCTCTTTAACATCTACAGCATCCATCTTAGGATTGGGATCAGCTTCAGGGATACCAGTAGTAGACCACTCCGGCTCATTGACTAGATCAATATAATCTAACACATCACCGTTGGAGGCGAATTCATCAGCGATCTTGTCTATCAGAAGGAAGTGAGACCTGTTACTGTACGGCTTCACACCACCATGTACCTTCTTATCGATAGAATAGTTATCGAAGGATAGGATTGTAGGTACCAACCATACCTCCGCTTCCCTAGCTATCTGACATAGGACGTCAATACTGATCCCCGCCTCTGCTATCATCTCATCTGTGTATACACCACTATTATGCCATAGTGATGGGAACAACCAGAACCGTATGGTATCGAACCCTTCGCTCTTAGCGGTAGAGAACAGATTGAATAGTGTCTCTTGCTTGGATAGTGAATCAGCGAGAGCTTTCTTACCCCACTCAGGCTTGCTCACTATATCGTTACCGAACTCTACCCACGGTATATTGACACCACACTGTGAGGGTGGATACAAGACACTTGTGCCTGTCTCCTCAGCCACTTCACTAGTACTCTCTAAATCCTCTAACCTACTGGTAAGTGCTGACACTTCCTCTTCAAGGTTACGTACTGTAGCCATTGCCGTTGCGGGTTCTCTTGCCTGTAAGGAAGTTAACCGTGCATTAAAGGCTTCCATATCTTCGCTCACCTCATGCAGAAAAGCATTGAGGTTATGCAACGACGTGGCTACATGGTGTTTCTTCGCTAAGTTCTTCATATCATACTCCGTTTACGTGCCCAAGTATAACCTGTCTTACTTGTCGGTTCTTCTTTCATAACTACACCGGAGTTGAATGGCTGTGTCTTCAGCCAATCGAAATGATCCAGTGCTTCTTGCCTATCTTCGGTAGTTTTGATCAAATCAGGAGGGACCCTACCATCCTGTGAATCTTTAGAGTATAGCTTATACTTCACAGTTGGTCTCTTATATCAGGGCCAGCAATGAGGCAGCCACTACGACCCATATCAACACGCCCCGGACAATAGTCTTCATCACCTGCTGTGTTTGCTGGCCCATTTCCGCAATTGATGTCATTATAGATAGCATCAGCAGAAGCGATACCAACAGGAGCATTTTGATTTGCGGCAATAACTCGTGCATTCACACCTCCTATAGATAAATCACCAGCACCATGATCAAAGCTACTGTGTATGTAGCACTTGTTCTGGTACGAGTAGCTATCAGCCCAAGCACGACCACCGGGATTACGCTGAACCCCACTAATTGGGAGGTTCAACGTGCGGTACACGGTAGCTACACTGGTGTCATCTTCATCAGTGTCGTCAACAACTTCGGCTACTTCTTCGTCAGTCATCAGGGCATCAATGATGATACCTTGAATAAGTGACTGACTCATACTTACACTACCACATACAATACCTGTACCGAATCGGTCACAGTCACGGCGTGGGATAGTACACAGTTGTGCAAACTCATCATAAGCAGTACTGAAGTTCGTAGTCTCAGAGAAAGTAAAGCACTGTCCACCTGTTGGCGGCTGTACTACTGGCGGTTCAATAACCGGAGGCTCTGGTTCTACAGGGGGCTCAGGCTCAACCACTGGTGGCTCAGGTTCTATAGGTGTATCAACCAAGTCACTAAGCTGTGGGTTGTTCAGTGAAGAACATAACCACTGGCCAGCAACAGGATCACAGTCCCGACGAGGTAGGCTACACTGTTCAGCGTATGCTTGTACAGCGGCTCTGATATCATCACCTGCTACCGTACATTGACCACCTACTACAGGTGGCTCGACTACTGGTGGCTGTACCGGAGGACCGGGGGGAAGTACAACACTACCACCAAGGCTGGTGAATGTAACACGACTAACGAACAGGCCATCTTCTCTTGCAGCAACACGCATCACATTGGTACCAGCTTGGAGCTGTACCGTAGCATCCCCAACCCTGCCGCAGTGGTTAGTCTCAAGCCTAAGCTGTGAGCTATCAGTCCACTGATTCTTACCACCACACCACTGAACACGGTTAAGAACATAACTACCGTTCAGCCAGATGTGAGCACCATTGTCCTCACTACCACGGGACAGGGCTGACACCTCAGTCAGGTACTCACCTGCTACAGCAACCTCAAACATGTACTCGATGTACGGAGTAGAAGCAGTAGGGAAGTTCCAGAAGTTTACACCCGGAGTTATTGGATCAGAGTGTGTAACTCTAGTATCAGGCAGCAACTGGTAACCAGTGCGTCCTAACTCAGTGCGACGTACCCATGACTTACTACCTGCACCAACAGCATCAGTCTGTCCATTAGCCAGATCAACAATGATCCGAGTACCTGACAGCGGTGGCGGTACAGGTGGTGGTGTAGACCCTCCAACAAATGAGAAGAAGTCCTCCACTGTATTCACCCGGTTCTGACCTATGTCCATTATATGTAGAAACTCTACTGTATCAGAGAAGTCAATACGCGGGCCAAACAGGTTGAACGCTGTGTTCCACAAGGGACTGCTATCAGTGGCTAGTGATCTTAACCGGCCATTAAACTCACGACGTAGATCAGCAGTGTTATTAACGTTGTTGCCATCTGATATCTTAACATAGGTGGTCTGGTTCCTAACCTGATTCAGTGAAGACCGATTGGTGTTGACCTCATTCCAGTTACTATGCTGTACCACCGTGACACTGTTTCTATTCTCCCTCATCCGCTGGAGAACAGAGAATGTAAAGTCAGAAGGACCACCCTCAGCTACGTACACCCTACCACCACGTCGGATGACAGCATCCCATTCAGCAGCAACAGCGTCATCATGGGTACTGAAGTTATTACCCACATCTCGGTAGTTGCCGGAACCATAGGCACGGGTAGCAATATCATTACACTGACGTCTAAGATATTGGTGGCCTCTCATGTGGCCATGAGCACCTATGATTACATTGGGTTCTATATTCAGCCTGTTTGCCAACTGACTACCTGCTAAGATAGCATGGATATCATCAGGGTCAGGGGCACAATCGTAATGCAGATACACCTCATCGTTTCCTAACGGGGCACCCTCTGCCTTGGTGGAGAATACAACAGTAGCAAGTAACCCACCACAAATACCGAGGGCGAATGCCAATCTTCTTATATCAATCATATCTATCCTTTGATTAACTTATCTGAACTCTTGAAGCCTGTCCACTGGGGTAGGCTCATTCTGAACTGCATGTATGACCGTAGCCATGTCTCAAGTTTAAATCTCATTAGTGACACTCTGCATAATTCATACCGAATGCAGTGTCGAACTCCATTGGTATATTCATCTCAAACTTCTCATTCAATTCAGCAGCCACCACCTGTGTACTCTCCACATATGTCTGCTTATACCTTTCATCCATCTCACACAACCACTCATCGTGCATAGTCATGACCATAGGCCACCTCTCATCCTTCATACTGAGGAAAGCATTCTTCATGAACACAGCCTCAGCACTCTGTAGTAGGGCATTGAAGCTGCTGTGTGGTGAGCGACAGAAGATAGGCCGTCCATCTAATCCAATGAGATAACCCTTAGCCCTGCTGTCTTTCGTGCATTTCTCCACGATAGCAGCTAGGCCGGGGGACGTATCCCAGTAGGACTTGATCAACTCATCAGCCAGTGACATAGAACACCCCATCATAGTCGCGATCTTACGAGTGCGCGCACCGAATGATAGAGCATAGCCTATGTTCTTAGCCTGTTGCCGGGATATGTCTCGTTGGGCAGCGTCAGTAAACGCCTCTGCATTCTTTGAGTGGATATCCCCTTCTAGCAGTTCACGTGCATACTCACCCCCATCATAGGGGTAGGCGTAGTGTCCTCCTAGTCTTGCCTGTATACCAGCAGCATCAGTCCCGGCGAACACCATCCCCTCACTGACAACTAGCATCGAGCGTATGTGCTCCGAATGTGCTGTGCCTACGGAGGGTAGGTTCACTATGTTCTGATGTGTATATCTGTGAGTGTTAGTACCACAGGGGATAGCCCGAGCTTCCACCCGTCCGTCATCACGGACAGTGTTAACCCAGCCTGTCTTCTTCCCTGCGTTCTTACCACTCTTGACTGTGTGGTTAAGGATAGATAACCTATGCTTAAGTACACGCCAGTCCTTTAGGTGTGTGGCTACTGGATGGTCCAGTGGTTCAAGCGAGTCCTCCGTTACCTTCGGACTACTGATTACATACGTACCATCTTCATTCAGTTCAAAGCCACCACGCTTTGCCTTCTTATAATTGAACTCTGTGGGTTCCCATCCAATGCTGTACAGAAAAGCGTTCAGTTGTTGGGAACTGTTCAAGTTGAGGGGCACGAACTCAACACCGCAGAACGGTCCACCTACACTGACCGGCTTACCAAGTATGCTTATGACGCGCTTGGCTAATGCTCCTGATTTAACGAATGGAGAGAGGACCGGCTTGCCTTTAGGTTGAACTAACAGAGGTAGAGAGGACGAGAGGATGCCATACTTCTCGCTGGTTAGCCGATCTAAGTAGTCGGCTGCCTCATATACCTTGTCAGATAACCGTACGCCACGGTCCTCTATCTCGTTCTGAAGCCACTGAGTATTATATTCAGTACGGATAGCTTCTTCCCAATCATGGTCACCCATCTCTTCAATCAACTGCCGAAGTACCTTAGTGTTGATCCGTGTGTCCTCTATACATCGGTGGCCCATAGCGTCGGAGTAGGTAGTCCAATCCGTGTGCTCGGGTTTCTTCTGTCCAAAGGTCTTACCCCAATCCTCAATCGAATGTCCCGCTCTGTCAGGATTAAACAATCGAGATAGGATCACGGAGTCCTCGTACTTCGGTAGTACGAAGGTCGGATATAACTTCTTCAGTAGTGGGAAGTCATACCCTATGCCATTGTGTGCCACTATGATCTCGCAGGAGGAGAGAAAGTCAACCCCTTCCTGTATCTCATCAGGTCCGAAGAACCATTCCTGACGGGACGTGAGATGTCTAGCTGCGATACAATGAATTACTGTGGCCTCCCTCAGAAAGCCGTTGGCTTCGAGGTCGAATACTACGACGCCCTCAATAGTCTCCTTAGATTTTTCTTCTTCACCCATCTAATGTTTCCTATGGTACAGTCACCAAACCACCCGTTCTTGAACCATATAACATGGTCATCACTGGGCCTAGGCTGACCACCATGTAGCTCCAGCATCAGTTCAGCTACTCGATATTGACGTTTGTTAATATCCACCTGATATAAGCTGCCCTTAACTTCACCAGCGGGGGTGAGGCTGGTAGCACCATGATGAGTACGAGCCTCCCTGATGTACACAGCAGCGACTTTACCAGTCCGGGTAACCACTACCCCATTCTCAAAGATCACAGCCCCTGTGTCGTATATGGGGACGCTGTAACCAAGAGGTATAACAGGGAAAGGATCATGTCTAAGATTCAGGACCACTGATTCCTCAGGACTAAAGCCACGCTGACTAAGATCATGATCCTTATCCACCATCTCCCACACTAGCTCGGGGTTACCACCGATGGTGAGTGTGTCACCTAACGCTGAATCCTCACGACATAGATGTCCTTCATCTGAAGACAGAGGACGGTGAGCATGATGGTGATTGGTTCTCTGATCAAAGTAATATCTATACTCTTGTGAGTTATATCTATCTATATCTTCTTTATTTAATACTCTCATATGGTTCCTATATAGTATTAATATATATATGTATATAGTATTTAATATATAATATATATACTTAATCCCCTATCCCCTATATAAGATATAGTCTACAGTAAATCCAGACCAATCTTAATCTTTGTTCAGTTATGTGACAGGGTTCACGAAACAGGAATATATCCTAGCAGTCTGTCACCCGGATATGGCTTGACACATACCTTGTTATCCTGATTACCACCAAGACAATCATAGGTTGGTCCGTTCCATGAGTGCTGCGCATTGAATGCAACATGTCCCAATGCAGGATTCTTACCCCTGCTGAACACCAGTATATCCCCTATCATCAGTGTGTCAGCACTTATATCACCATTACTCAGTGGCCTAAACTCAGGCAGCGTAGTGAATGACCGTGCTCTGGGTGAGAAGGTCATCAAGTGCTCGTTGCCACCCATCAGTAGGCACCAGTTCATGAAGGATGCACACCATGCATCATCCCCATCCAGTCCTCTGATCTCTGTGACAGCGTGAAACTGTGCGATCAGCGGGTTAAGTGACCCATCCCGGCGACGCTCTGTAAGCCCCTCTAAGCTCATGGCCACCTCATATGGGCTACCACTAGGGGTCAGCCCTGATCGTGGCGTGGTGGGGTTGTCAGCCTGCCTCTCGACCACCAAGGTGTCAGCTAATGCCTCCCTCTGCCGTATAAGGTCACGAATTTCTTGTTGAAGAGATGGGACTCCACCTCTCGGTGCCTGCCTCATCCGCTCGCCCGGTGTCATTGCACTCGCCGGGATCAGTGACACCTCTCTTCGTGGTGCCCGTTCATTATCATTAAATCCTGTCATCTGGATACTCCTCATTTAGGTAATCTCTTAACTTTATTGCATTGTCATCTGATAGATACAGATATGACATTGGTGGGTAGGAGGCAGGGGCATTAGGTATTTCATCCCGTATCACCATACCTGTAGCAGATAATGAGATGTTCAAAGAACCCACCTTGTGTCTAAGGCTATCCTCTAACTCTTTGATCCTAGCAATCCTACCCCTCTTATGCATCGTCACCTAACTCCTTGATTATATCATCCCGAGCCTCACGTTTCACATTAATACGTGACTGTAAGTCCTTGATAGTTTCAAGCATACGGGTCCGATCACCGGGTGTGATCACCTTCTTGAACACCTGATAGGCGTCCTTCACCTGCTGTACTAGGTCATCCTCACACTGTGTTAGCTGCTCATTCAGCTCAGTTATTAGTTCATCTTTAGTCATTAGAACTTATCCTCTTGTTGATCTAACTCTTGCAATATTTCTTCTAGTGTTTCGGGGTTCACAATCTCTGCTCCAGTGGGTTGACACTATCGTGCCATTCTTCATCTGTCAGTGTACTCTCACTCATCCGGCCAGTGTCGTGGTCGTAGTACACCCTGCCTGCTGGCCCTGTCCTACCACAGAACCTGTTCTTCAGCACCGTCACCTGTGTGGTGTTGCGCTTGATAGGACAGGGGTCCTGCTGGTTGCGGCTGAGAGCTATCACTTGGAACGATAACTGCTTAAGGCTACCACTACCACGTAGATCATCAAGGCTAGGCACAGCGCCTTCCTCGAACGATGGACCACTGCTTGTCTTACGCAGGTGGCTGATCACTCCGATCCATATATCCAGCTCCTTAGCAAGGCGGGCAAGGTGAGTCATGAGTTGGTCAATCATCCGACGCTCATCACCCTCGGCTGCAAAGTCTGAGATAACAATACTAATATGATCGAGCATAATGTATTGACAACCTAGAGCTACAGCCATGTACCGTATCTTACCGGTGAGTGTGTCCTCTGCCAGTCCGCCGAAGTGGTCATACAGCACAAGGTTATGAGTTGATGTCTTGTCATAGATACTACGCAGGTCATCATCACTGACAGTTGACTTAACTTCCGGGAGGTGAAGCGGCCTGTTGTCTGTGATAGATAGCTGCTTGATGAGTGTATCAGTGATGTCTTCCTCAAGTATCAGACACCCCACCTTAGAGTCTATCTCGTTAGTGAGATAGTGTAGTAGCTCATGGAACTTCTGACTCTTACCCATACCACTACCACTAGTGAACAGGTCAAGCTCTCCTGTCCGTATACCGTACACCATCTCATTCAGCTCACCGAACATAGGTGGGTAAGGGATACCGCCGTCAGGGTTCTTACGATACGCCTCAAGCATACGCTCATAGCTATCGTCACCCATCACGATACCGTCGGCTACTATAGTCCGAGCATTACGTATAGAGTTAACGAAGTCGACCCCCATACCTTGTTCAAGACACTCATGTGCATCCTTCACTGACATGATAGCACGCTTACATGTGTGTGGTGGGAACATATCGTTGATAGATTGACTCAACCCCTCACCCGGTTCATCCATGTCAGTAGCTATTATGATAGTCTCAAACCGTGACAACCATTCATAGCTGTACTTATTGATCTTGCTATTACTACCGAACGGTACACTCACCACCGTGTAGTCACGGGGTTCATTATCATACCAGTTGTTACCGTCCCCAAGCATCTGCTTCGCGGCGATGGCATCGTTCTCACCCTCGGTGATGATACATAGTCGGGTGCCACCACTCACGTCCATACCAAATAGGTCAGCGTCCTTCCCCTGACCGATGACCACGAAGTTCTTATGATCAACGTGCCTTCGTTTGGTACCACACTTATCCCCACCCTTAGTAAGAGGGTAGTAGATAGAGGTAGGCTCCCCGTTGGATGTGTCACACTCAACACGAGCACCGTACATCTCCATATACCGTGCCTTAATACCACGATAGTCATGATATCCTAGATTATCTACATCGGTAGCAACCATAGGTTCCTCCTCTTCTTGGTTAGGTCTTTCACTGTACTTACATCGGTTACAATACTTACCCCCATCCTCAAAGATCATCAGGTGATTCCCGCTCTTATCACCCCCCTGCTCACGGCAGGAAGGGCAAGCTTCATCACCTATAATCTTATTGGGAATCACTGTAGGTAATCCCAGACCACGGAGGAGGGGAGCTGTTTGTTACCTCAGAATCCAGACCATGATCATCGACTATAACTCTACCCTCCATACTTGCCAACAGAGAGTCATTAACATCGTAATGATACAACGTACCATCATCCAAGGTGAATGAAACCATGTTACGACTACGAGTTACATCCCTATCAACACTATGGACACCTTCGATTCTCCTAAGAGTAGAGGTCCGTATATTGTTTATTGCCGATCTAACAGATGAATTGTTTGTAGTATTTATTCTCTCATTTAACTCAAGCCTTAGCTGCCTATTATTTTCAATAGCCCGCTGTGCGGTTAGGGTAGCCCCCCTGATAGTACTGGATGGTAGTGGTGCTAACGGGTCCATACCCGCTACTGATGGACGTTGATCTGGCATTATGTGATCTGACGTAGGGGTTGATACGTTTGGGCCTGACCCTCCACCTGCCCTGTACATGAAGAACAGATCAAGATCAAAGTCACCCGATAGTTTAACTAACCACTCATTCTCTTCAGTGATACAGTACCCTGCCTCATCCAGATTAAGAAGGAAGTCAGCTCGGCTATACTCACCCTCGTGTGGATATACGATGAAGTCCATGTCCTTACGTTCACCCTCTTTATACAGGCAGCCGCCGGTGAGTCCGATGTTGTATCCCGACTCCCGTGCTATGTCCTGTAGGTACATGGCGAAGTGTAGTGCCTGTGTCCTATCTACGTTCATGCCAATCTCCTGTTGTTATGATGTTCTCATCAGAGAACCGTGAGTCATCACGGAATACATATACTTCTGCATCATAGGCTACATCTTCAGAGCACACAGTCACATCATCCACATTATAGAATGTGTTGTACTCATCGGGGGCCCCACGTGCATACCCCTCAAGATGGTCAAGTCGTGTCCTTGTCTGCTCATCAGAGATACGGAACACCTCACCTATCACCACATCAGATACATCCTGTGTCTCCACGATAGCAGGGAACCCACCACATGAGTACATCTTATACCCACTCAGTGTGGCATCACATATCTTCTCACTACCATCTAGTATACGTCCGTTACCTTTTGAATTACGCAACGTCCCATATACAAATACATTATACGGCTTCATTAATTGTCTCCACTATCCAATCGGCTGCTTCCTTAATACATTCGGCAGTACCGTCATTCAACCCCGGTGCTAGGTTAGCCTCTAATATCTTACATACACCATCAGTATTCTGTGCTATATCTACGGCCAGTATCCACCCAGTGCTGTCACCAGTATCAGTGCGTCGTTTGAACTCAGATGAGAAGTTCAGGATCGTACCGTATAGTTGGTTGTTCTGTACCATTGTTTCATACGGTTCCTCCACCTGATACACCCACCCCTTCTCACCACTTCGGATGAGCAGGTCATCAGGGTCAGTCACATCACCACGGTTACGCTTACTAGCTAGATATTTAATAGCAGTATACTCACCTGTCATAGCTACATATGCCCTGAACTCCCTCACTTTCTTGAAGTACCGGCTATATAGTGGTGATTCAACCACCTCATCAGACTGACGTGCTATCACTATACCCTCACCACTGTGGCCAGTGAGTGTGGTTCGGCATACTACCTTCTCACCCTGCTCACCTGCCCAGTTACGTGCTTCCTCAATGGACGTGGTGTACTCTATACTGTCACTGAACTGAGACTCAGCCCATGCTCGCTTGTTACTAACCAGACCTGAGGGTGGGTCAGGGTTGATGATGATACGTGATGTGTCCACCAGACCACGCTGTGATTCGGGTACCCTCCCCCAATACAGCACTGGTATACCACGCTGCATACGAGCATGATCGTTCCGGATCAGGAACCCTATCTCCCTAAGAGCAGCAGTAGAGCGAAGACCCACACGATAAGGCATGAGGTATATGTCTTTCATAAGAACTTTAACTCCAAGTTAAGGAAGGAATTTAATGCAGCATTAGGCTTGCGTCCCTTCCTATTGTAGAACGTGGTAGGTGTATGTATCTTCTTCTGCCCATGTTCTGTCTTCATCTGCTCAACACACGATTGATTATCACAGAGGTAGTACTTGTACGTACCGTACCCCATCTCAAACATACCGGCTTCGTTAGCTAGTAGCTTATCACATGCAGTGCATTGCTCGTAATATTCAGACCCAACCTTTCTGTTGCTTTTATTAGGAAGATATATTATAGATGACGCGGGATTATCTTCAGTGCTATCCTTAGCATCCGAAGTATCCCGCTTGACCGGTGTGTAGGTTTGAGTCTTCCTATCCCATTTAGAGAAGTTACTCTTCTTGTGTGGTGTACCTGTATCCTCGAAGACATCTACCTCCTTAAGTTTACCATCAGTGATATCATATAAGATGTCAGGCTCTAATGTATTCATCTCACCATCGATAACCTGATGGTTACGATCCAATAACCATTCCAACATCTTACCTTCACTGGCCCAGAACAACGACCCCTGTTTAGTTGTACACCAGTGGACAGGACGTTCACTGTTCCTGAATAAGTACAACCTATTGGTACGCTTATCTACATACACGATAGCCATCGCACCTGAAGCAACAGGTAGTGTCTTATCTGGACCACGATGTGATATACTACGCATCAATGCCTCACTGTCTACAACAATAGACTTCTTAGCCTTCAGTCTCTGCTTCCAACCATTAGTGAGTGTGCCATTATGTATGCCTATGATATGAGCAGTATCGAATGGGTGAGCACCAGCATCATCCACCGCACCAACGGTGGCCGCTCTGTTGTGACCGAAAGCCCATTCGATACCACCAGCAGCAGGTGTGGAACCGATACGATTGATCTCACTTCCAGTTGCTGCCTCCTTATGGAACCAGATGTTCTCTTCCTTCTTATGTCTGTTATGAGTCTTGAACACGTAACCTGTACCATCATAACCTCGGACAGTTCCCGCTACCATAGCGTTGTTAAGTACCTTGATCTCAGACGTTGATAGCGTTGTCCCTTTACGAGAGACAGCTCCCCATATACCACAGATTACGCTACCCTCCGGGCAACATCACCCCGTCGAATGGCAGCCACTTGACTATAGCTTCTTCCTATTAATTGTCCTGTTTGTCTCACTGTTAGAACTCCTGTTAGTTCGTGTATGTATTGCTCGGCAATAGGACAGATAACGGTGTTACATGTATCGTCTCTGAACCTATCGTGTTGATTGGCGGTGTGTGTCTTCCAACTTAGGTGCTTGGGATTGACACAACCATAGTTATTGCACGGCCCATGTGCTGCTTCCATATCGTCAGGGTCTATCCCTGTTTCGATGATGAGTGCCACACGTGAGGCGTTACGCATCCTACCCTTGTATCTGACCCTACCACGTCCACCTCGACGCGAACCGGGCCACTCTATGCAGTCCTCCGTGTCAGGGAGGTTGCTTAACCAGTCAGTGTATGTGATATTATAGCCCCTCAGTGTAGTAGTTTAATGCACCGGTCTTGTATATATCCACCATGAAATCTGGAAGTACATCAGCCTTAAAAAATTCGCGAAAACTTTTACTCTCAAAATCCTTAGCCACATCATACAACCCTAGTATCATGTCGGTGATGTCAATGAGTAGCTTAGTCTTCATGATAGGATGAAAGTGTCGAAGCTCGATACTACCAGTACGACGCAATGGCATCGGATTAATAGAACAGTATTTCAGATCATGATTACACCCACCACCATGACCTGCTACTGAACTTAATACATTAAGCATGGTGATAGGACCACTAGTAGGTACACAATACAATGACTTCTCTCTACCTGAACCACCGATGTTAAAGAAGTCCTGATCACTGCCTATTAGAAGCAGAGCAAACATCATCACTCCCCTTCTATTCAGACCACGTGTGTCCACATGTATGTGGGATGAGCACCGGGTGGATGTGTTGTCCTCACCCCACCCGTTGTTGGCAATGATCTCGTCAATCACAGCAAGACTCTTCTGTGACTGGACACCCTCACTAACTAACTCAATACCACCGTTGCGAAGAGTACCATCCTCTGTGAATCTCCATTGGAAGTCCTCATTGTCCTCCATCAGATCATAACGTCCCTCACCACAGTTCTCTATCTCTATCTCAACTCCGAAGAGTTCTCTCTTATCCATCCTTCTTATCCCCATACATTAGTTTATAAAGTTTACGTAAGTCAGTGAGAGCACGGCCTGTCATCACGACCTGCTTAACTATGAACTGATTGACACCATCATCCCATGCTAACCCGACGAAGTAATCACCTGATACATACACCACCCCATCTCTACCGAACCGTGCGAATTTCTTACGAAACTCTAACAACATAACACGTGCATTGACACACGTTGCTTTTATATCCTCCTCATAACTGTAATACTCAGACAATGAATTGAGGTATGCATTGTATACGTGATCCGTAGATGAAGCACTAGGACGTGTAGGTAATTCAGTGTATACTCTATGTGGTGTGTTATTCCTTCTCGAACTAGGTATCTGCACCTTGACGAAGCTGAAGTTCCTACGAACCACACCCTTCTTATAGGTACGTGATCCCAACATACCAGCAAGAACCAGTTGGTTCCTGTTGTTGATCCGATGAATCAATCGTGATGGATAACGTCCATCCCACTGTATATCCTTCAAGTCTATCACATGATTACTAGTACTAGCGACTGGTTGGAACAGACCAGCATCTCCGTTAGTGTCAGTGATGTGTCCTACTTCGTTGGCTACTACTACATCAGTACCATTAAAGTAACTAGCCTTGTCCCTTGGGTTAAAGTCATTGATACAATACACCGATATCTCCTATGATTCCCTCGGCCATATACCTATCCGAAGTGTTGATTGCTTCCTGTATATCATCCCCTCTCTTTATTAGCTTATCGATAGGGAGTGACAGTGCTGTCTCGATGTTACGCCACAGTGCCATACCACTCACCACTGCACAGTTAGGTAGGGTACGGTACTCCATACCGAATGGCTTCACCCGGTACTCACCGGCTCTACCATAATACTTACGTCTGCGTTGCATCTCATCACGGTACCCATCCTCCCAGTTAATCACTGAGTTAAGTCCAAGCATATAGTCGAGGCGGAACGCTGTCTCGATAGGGCACGTACCCTTATCATGGAACTCTAGGTTGACATGAATACCACCGTACCTATAGTTGTCCTCATACTTATCACCTATAGATGGTGTGCCATAGATGTTCTGACTCGCACCACACCCAAGGATACTAGCGTATGGATCAAGGGACAGTGCCTCATCAGTGTACTCAACGGCAGGGACAGGGCGCATCACTGCACCATCAGGTAACATAGTATCTGCATACTTAAATGCGTCGAACACATTACTATCTAATTCAGATGGCTCAGATGCTGGAGCTATAGCTAACTCAAACATGCTTGCATCCTTATGAAGCAGGTGTCCGTTGATACTACATGGATCATCCTTAGTATAGGGCATGAACCAGCAAGTGATGGGCTCACTCTTCTGATACACTGCCATCTCTATCTCAATACCTAGGCTCTTAATCATGTCCAATCCCATCCATATTTAGTTATGTCAGCATCGATACCCTCGTTAGCAATCGCTATAATAGCAGAGTATAATGACTGCAACCTACGGTGCTTAGTGACAGTGTTGAGTGGGAGTGGACCTACAGACCTTATGTTACGGAGTCGTCGATCACCCCATGCACACTCCCTGCTTGTCACAGTATATCTATTCACATCACCAGTGATAGGGAATCTCTTCCGCCAGAACTTATCAGCGTTAAGTACAGCAGATATCCTGCTCTTATTAATACCAAGTAATAGTACTCCACTACTATTATCCAGAGCTAATCTACTATAACATGATTGATGCCATGCCGGTACCACAACAGAATCATTGATAGTTCTTTCTATAAAGTGACGAGCGAACCATGTAGTCTTAATGTCAATGTGTTTCTTATTCCGTAAGGAAGTTACACTAAGACCACCAGCACGTGATGTCTCAATACCCAACCGATACGGGTTAAGGTAGAAGTGCATCGTGTTGTAATCGATATCACCATTAGTCAGGTGAGGAATCTTGATGTAATCATATCTGCTATCCCTATCACCTAGACCCACATCTAGTACACCACTCTCACTAACTAACTTATCCCATAATAATTTAGATAGGTCATTAGTATTGATGCGAAAGAACAGGTCAGTAGGGTCATCATTAAAGGAGTTAGAATACGCTTGACTAACACCAATATAAGCGGAATTGAACCCAGCTAAGCAACCCATGTAGGAGACAGGATTATATTCATCTCCAGTCTCAGGATTACGCGCTACAATATGGTATCCCATATGTATCTCCTCATTTCTTTCCGTGGTTTAATAATGCAACTGTGTCCTTAGGGTACACTACTCGTTGCTTCTTCTGCTTATCAGTAGCAGTCACGTGCCCAGTCTTACGACACACACCAGTGCCCGGTAAGATGAACAGCTTGTCCTTCTCGATCTGATCAAAGGTTACTTCTTTATTACTTGTCTTCATTACGTAGTTCCAATTGTGCTTGGTTAAAGTACTGCTCTCGTTTATATTTACACTGATTCCATCGGATGAAACCGAAAGCTTTCAGTGCTTGGTACATGGCACGTGCTGTGATAGAGTTCATCCCCTCTACCTGCATAGCATCGCGCCAGATTATATCCCACTCACTACGAGTGAGCATCATGATACCCTCACCGAACCAACCATCGCCGTTCGGTCCACCGATCTCCTCGTGTACACTACACCATACCCACCCACGATTATACCCCCAATCATGGAGAGCATGGGCTTTACGTGCTAGGTGCCTACCTCGTAGTAGTGGGCGTGCCCACCACGGTGTACTATCGAAGTCAGTCTCGAATCCATTTGGTATAACGCACACCATATCATCACTACCATAGTGTAGTTGCCAGATGATAGGAGATAACAATCTATAGTTACGTTTACCTATAGGCTGCACATGCAGCGGGCTGTTAGTGTAGTGACTCATTGCTCTAACTCTTCAATATCTAAACACATGTGCCCGGTGTTGTCCTCATAATATGACACCATCACCCACTCATTACCCTTTGATCTAATACGTAATGGCTTGTGCTCATTATCATCAGTGAGTTCAGGGTTAGCAATGTTATTAATGAAATCAATCGGAGACATGTTAGTTATGGGTGGCCCAACTACACGCCTGACACCCAACTCTTTGAACACGGCATCAATCATTCTATCTACACTACCATTATCATTACAGTAATGAGACCGTAGTATATCAAGCACGTAACGTGTTGCTAGTTTCTTTTGTTTCATGAACTATCCTCTTGCAGTTGTTCCTCATATTGTGACATTGATTCAATCATCATCTGTTTGAAACGAGCGACACGATCTTTATCACCTGAGACATGTAAGTATGCAGTGACGAACACCCACCCAGTATGGTATGTAGTGTCGTTCACCACACCACACATGAAGGCGTTGTCTCGTATGCATTTCTCTAACCCTGCCCATCTTGGTGCCTCTATTATAGTAGAGTAATATGATCTACTCATAGCTTCACCAACTGAGCTAGTACTGATACACATCGGTCCTTTAATTCCATACGTTTGGATATAAGATCAACACCTTTGACACCATCAACTTTGTTCAACTCCACATTGATGTCTTCAATCTGTTTGACAATCTCACGTCCAGTGTTCTCCAATCTGATACGGTCAGCGTTACGCTGCTCCATTGGGTCAGTGGTTTGCACCGGCCATATCACTGACCCCTTATGTAATGGACGGCGTGAGTTCTTGCGTCTGTCTTTAGTCATTGGCTGCCCCCTTATATAGGTAGTAGAGTAGAGCAGCCGCACCTACATCTTGTTGACCTGTGAAGTACATACCCATAGCCAGAACCAGATATGACAGTGTGAATAGCAGCCCCCTATCCATGTTTATCTACCTTGAACAACTGAACCACGTTATCAGGTATATGTTGGTTGCTACGCTCCGGTCTCATGGTTTGTAGCTCACGTTTGATAGCGGCAGACCGTTCCATTGCTGCGTCTGCCTTAGCTTTAATACGTTCGTAGTTAACCTGATCGTTGTTCACTGTTCTTCTCCTCGTTACGTTTAAGATCACGCTCGCTCTGCTCCTTACGGGCTAGTCTTTGCTGCCAGTACGGGTCGAGTGGTGTGGTTGTGTGGTTGGCACACGATGGATGGTCACCCAACTTATAGGTAGAGGGGTGATGATGTCTTCGTCTGTTACGTTTGCTCATAGTTTTGTCCTAGTGTTGGTGGTTGTTTCTTACGTGGTGTTAGGTCGTGGTGGAATACCCAAGCGCAGCCGCTGACAGTGTACCTGAAAGTCTTGCCCTCTTTTTCTACACTAGTGATACATCCCTTCTGTAGGTGCATATACCACGAGGATTCAGGACGGATGCGTACCCTCATACCTACAGGGTAGCTTAGGTATCTAGCCTTGTTCATTGTACTCTTTCTCTGATATGGTAGGACCCTTATACTCCATCCGATGATCGGTTGAAATCTCTGCGTATCGTGCCTTACGTTCAGCGTCACGTTCTTCTCGACTCTTCCACTTGTCATCGTGGTAGCACCAGTCATATCCTAATTCATAGAGGATACACCGAGCTGCTGCTTCTTTATCTTCTGCACTTTTCTTAAGTACCCACGCTGCCCATACACCAGCACATAGTAACTCGCATATGAAACCAGCCACACCACCACTCGCATCATCAAGGGTCAGGCCCCATAGGCAGAACAGGTTGTACACCACCACACATGTGACGAGCACAGCTACAGCTATAGTCTGTTGGGTTGGCGGCCACTTGATTGTTACTTGTTTAGTCATCTAGTTTCTCCTTAAGAAGGGTTGCTTCTGATAGTATACGGCACCACTTAGATAGTGAAGCACGATTAGTTACGTTGTTTCGTCCATGTACATCCCTACTGTACATACCTACCTTATGCCTAGCAGTAGATATAAGCTGTGATATATTTGGATAGACTATACCTTGGCAGTGGTATTGCACATGTGTTTGTTCACACACTAGTCGTGGTGATACTACTGTCTTAGGTGTTAGCTTTACGTCGGTCATATTACTTTCCTCGTTGTGAATAATGATACTTATCCATGTGTTCATGAACTGCATCGGTTGGTTTAATACTAATATTATTACTAGGGTTGAGACACGGTAATGTCAGGTCAAGTAAGCACTCCACCCTGAATATAGACATGGTATCCGCATCACCTGCCCACATCTCAGTGGATTTCTTGGTGATAGGTATAGGATTCATGCAATCAGTGGCGAATGGGTGTGTTGAATTAAGTAACCACTCCTCGAATGACCTGTTAGTATCACGTCTGACATCCTCCATCCACTGATAGTGGTGCTGCTTAGTAGTCTCATACTCACGCATGTAGTGGTATGTTGACAGCATACGGGATAGAGGATCACGGTCCACACATATGTAGTCGTGGTTGTATCCGTTCCACTTACCGTATTCCATATGCCTATACAACCGCTTTGCCATAGGGTACCGGTCCTGTATCGCTGCCCATAGGGACGTGGATGCAGTGCGTGGTGGAGTGATGAGTGTTACTCGTGCTTCAGGTACTACTATCATGCTTTGTTTGCACCCCTTCTGTATGTGTTGAGTATAGCAGTGCGACGTGCCTTAAGGTACACACGTACTGCTAGTGGTGTGTTGTCACTGTTCAATAGCCGGCGGATATCTAATAACTCTGCCACTACTGGGGTTAGGTCTTTACCTCTGGTCTTGATTGGCATTGGATTGCTTACTCCAGTGATTAGAAAGAACACACACACCCACAGGCTAGCGTTCCGCTTTATCAGTGCGGAGCTGACCTGTGAGTGGGTGTGTAATGGTAGTGTAGTTAACACTCGAATGCCCCCGTTCTAAGGTCAGGGGGCATTACGGCTATTAACTAGCTAGCAGCCTGTGCTACTGGTTGTGGAGTTGCTACCTTAGCACGTATCAGACCGATGATTTGGTCAGGTGTCATGCCATTATCACACAGCAATTCTACCTTCTTAATCAATGCCTGTTGTTGCTTAGGTAGGTCAAACGGCTTAGGTTCCTTAGCTACCATTGCATCAGCATCAGAGTCCATAGCACGCTGGACAATAGCAATTACTTTCTCATCTTCCAGTTGCTTAGCCTTACCTTGCTTGCCACCATATAAGCCAGTTTTCTTATCCAGCCTATGGCTCGATACCTGTGAGAGTATAGGCTTAACAAGCCGAACACGGTTAAGCAACTTAGCTGATACAATGACAGTATTCAGCACGTTATAGTCCCCGGTTTCGAGGTATACCGCGCACGAAGTAGCGATGAATGAGGCATACTTGTTAGACTCACCTACCCGCTTATCAACGTTAGTAAAGAATGTAACCAATGATGCCAGCTTCTTACGCTCAATAGATATAGTTTTCATGTGTTATTCCGATAGTTATCGGTGCGAATCTGCACCATACTAGGCACATTACGTGCGCAGTATGGTATAGACTAGCTATCCACAATAGTTAGGTCCGCAGACGTAGGCCACACAATCTACAGCGACCCGTCAAAGCTCACAACACATCATAAGATGTGGTCTGATTCCTTACACCGGATACTAGTAGCACCTTGCTACCGTTCCCTACTTCAACACACTACCGATTAGATAGCGTGGTGTACCATCAGACACCTACTCACAGACTGTCACATGCCACGCTACTGGCACATAACCCGCTAGTGATTAGCGGTCACACCTGCACAAGCTAGATGCTAGGGTAATCAGGCCGCTACTGGCGACACCTGCTACCCCTCAACTACGAAACATAATAGTCTCACAGATAGAATCATAAGTCTGTGAACTGTGTCACATTCCTGCAATCCTATCATGTGAAGCTACTAGCTGACCTTAAACTGTACTTCAGGTTCCATATATTGAGGTAAGTGGCTTCGCCTTGGGCCTCCGGGTTGCATCGCATTGGTAGTACG